AGTTAAAGCAGCTTTGCCCGTTACTAAATGGAATGCACAGTGGATGCAACAACCAACCAGTGAAGAAGGTGCAATATTAAAACGAGAGTGGTGGCAAACTTACGAAGAAGACGACATCCCACAGATACACCACGTTATACAATCTTACGATACAGCTTTTTTGAAAAAAGAAACTGCAGATTATTCTGCTATTACTACATGGGGTATATTCTATCCGTCAGAAGATAGTGGTGCCAATCTAATATTGTTAGATGCCATCAAAGGTAGATACGAGTTTCCAGAGCTACGTCGTCTTGCACTAGAGCAGTATAGATATTGGAATCCTGAAACAGTTATTATTGAGGCAAAAGCATCTGGTCTACCACTAACTTACGAGCTTAGAAAAATGGACATACCCGTTATGAACTTTACCCCGTCAAAAGGAAACGATAAGCATGCCCGTGTGAATGCTGTTGCACCTCTGTTTGAATCTGGTATGATATGGGCTCCGAACCAAAAGTTTGCAGAAGAGGTGATTGAAGAATGTGCCGCTTTCCCTTTTGGTGACCATGACGACTTGGTTGACTCCACCACGCAAGCCATCATGAGATTTAGACAAGGTGGTTTGATCGATCATCCAGAAGACTATGTGGATGAGATCAAAGAACAAAAACAGAGAGTGTATTATTAATGGTAAAAAAGCTCACAACCACAATACCACCGTTACGAGGGCCTAATCCACAGGGGTTGAATGTTCCGTTAAAACAAGTTAAAACGATCAAACTGGAGAAATTAAATGGCAGAAATAGACAAGTCGCTTCCAAACGAAGTTCGAACAGAAGTAGAGTTACCAGCTGAAGAAGTAGTTGAGGAAGAAGTTACAGAACAACAAGGTCCCGTAGAAGTAACACCAGAAGAAGATGGTGGTGTTACATTAAACTTTGAACCAGGAGCAGTTAACGTTCCAGGCACAGAAAATCATTTTGATAATTTAGCAGATATTTTACCTGACGATATTTTAGATCCAATCGGTAATGACATGGTTAATAATTACATGGATTACAAATTGTCTAGAAAAGATTGGGAGCAGTCTTACATACAAGGTTTAGATTTATTAGGATTCAAATACGAAAATAGAACAGAGCCGTTTCAAGGAGCAAGTGGTGCCACACACCCAGTTCTTGCAGAAGCGGTAACACAGTTTCAAGCACAAGCTTATAAAGAATTACTGCCTGCAGAAGGTCCTGTAAGAACGGATGTCGTAGGGGCAGTTACACCACAAACAGAACAACAATCAGATCGTGTAAAAGATTACATGAATTATTTGTTGATGGATCAAATGCAGGAGTATGAACCTGAGTTTGATCAGATGCTGTTTCATTTACCACTAGCTGGATCAACTTTTAAAAAAGTTTACTACGACCAACTTCTAGGAAGAGCAGTGAGTAAATTTATACCTGCGGAGGATTTGATTGTCCCGTACACGGCTACCTCATTAGACGATGCGGAGTCAATCATCCATTCGCTAAAAATGTCAGAGAATGATTTAAGAAAACAACAAGTCAACGGTTTTTACAGTGACGTAGAGTTAGGACCGCCAAGTGTTACTAACAACGATGATTTAACAAAAAAAGAACGTGAACTAGATGGTACAAAGAAAACTGGAAAACAAGAACCAGTTTATACTTTGTTAGAGTGTCATGTTAATTTAGATTTAGAAGGTTTTGAAGAAGTTGATTCTGAAGGCGAACCAACTGGAATTAAGCTCCCTTACATCGTAACGGTTGAAGAAGGATCCAGAAAAGTTTTAGCTATCAGACGTAACTATGCACCTGAAGATATAAAGAAAAGTAAAATCCAATATTTTGTCCATTTTAAATTTCTTCCAGGTCTTGGGTTTTATGGCTTTGGGTTAATTCACATGATTGGCGGATTGAGCAGAACTGCAACTGCTGCTCTCCGTCAATTATTGGATGCAGGTACATTATCAAATTTACCAGCAGGATTTAAACAAAGAGGTGTAAGAGTTAGAGACGAGGCATCTCCAATACAACCAGGTGAGTTTAAAGATGTAGATGCTCCAGGTGGTAATTTAAGAGAATCGTTTTTCCCATTACCATACAAAGAACCATCAGCAACATTATTACAATTGATGGGTCTTGTTGTTGGCGCTGGTCAAAGATTCGCGGCTATTGCTGATATGCAAGTGGGTGATGGTAATCAACAAGCGGCTGTTGGAACAACAGTTGCGTTATTGGAACGTGGATCACGGGTCATGTCTGCAATACATAAAAGATGTTACGCAGCTATGAAAAAAGAATTTAAACTACTTGCAAAAGTAGTAGCACAATATCTACCAGCAGAATATCCGTATGACGTGGTCGGTGGTGCAAGAAACATTAAGCAATTAGATTTTGACGATAGAATAGATATCGTGCCAGTTGCAGATCCAAATATATTTTCAACTGCGCAAAGAATTACAATGGCACAAACAGAATTACAACTTGCACAATCTAATCCACAGATACACAACCTGTATAATGCTTACAAAAAAATGTACGAAGCAATCGGTGTAAAAGATATTAATCAAATATTACCACCACCTGCACCTACTGTTCCAAAAGATCCTGCGTTAGAACATATTGATGCTTTAGCTGGTAAACCTTTTCAAGCTTTTCCTGGTCAAGATCACAGAGCACACATCACAGCGCATTTAAGTTTCATGTCAACTAACATGGTTAGAAATAATCCTGCAATTATGGCTGCGATACAAAAAAATATTTTAGAGCACATATCGATCATGGCTCAAGAACAAGTACAATTAGAGTTCAGAGAACAAATTATGCAGTTACAAATGCTACAACAACAAGCTGCAGTCAATCCACAAGCAGCACAAATGCTACAACAGATGACACAAGAGATAGAATCTAGAAAAGCAGTGTTGATTGCAGAGATGACAGCAGATTTCATGGCAGAAGAGAAGAAAATTACTTCACAATTCGACTCTGATCCGTTGTTAAAACTAAAAGCAAGAGAAGTTGACCTACGTGCGATGGAAAATGAGAGAAAAAGAGACAACGACGAGGCACAAATAGAGCTTGCAAGAGCAAGATTGATGCAATCAAAAGATAATTTTGATGAAAAACTAGAACAGAACGAAGATTTAGCAAAATTACGTGCTGGAGTTAGCCTTGCGAAGTCTGGTGTACAGCAAGCATCGGTTATGATGGAGGATAATTAATGCCTTTGAACAAAAAAGGTAAGAAAATTATGAAATCCATGAAGAAACAGTACGGAAAAAAACGTGGAGAAACTGTTTTCTATGCATCTAAAAATAAAGGTGTTATAAAAGGCGTAGAAAAAACTAAAAAAAGGAGCTGAAATGCAAAGACTTGATAAAATCAAAGAAGTTAAAGTTGCAGAGCAGAGTATTGAAGTAGATCCTAGATCTAAAACTACTGCTGACCAAGCATTTAACTACATTGCAACAGGAAAACCTGAAATGCCAGTAGGCGGACAGAAAAGAATGTTGCCAGAAAAGAAAAGAAACTCTAAGGCGTACTAATGGCCTGGTTTAGTTTAGCAAAACTAGCGTTAAACGCTGGGACGCATATTTATAAGAAGCGTCAAGAGACGAAAATGGCTATGGCGGATGCACAACACATGCACGCTAGAAAAATGGCCGATGGTCAGTCTGAATATCAGGGCAAACTGTTAGAAGCTAGACAATCAGACTGGAAGGACGAATTCATACTTTTGATTTTGTCGGCGCCAATCGCGGTGCTCGCTTGGGCAGTCATAAGTGAAGACCCAACTGCCATGGACAAAGTAAAATTATTTTTTGAATACTTCGCAACGTTGCCGACCTGGTTCACAAATTTATGGATCCTTGTAGTTGCGAGCGTTTATGGTATAAAGGGTACACAAATATGGAGGAACGGTAAAAAATAATGTCTAAATTATATAACATAGCAAAAAAAGCTTTTTTTGAACCTATCAAAAAAAATTTAAATCCTGGTAAAGCAATTAAATCTGTCAAGACAAATGTTCCTGATACAACATTAAAAAAACTTGATTCTAGATTAAAAATTTTAGAACAAAAACGTAAATCTGCTGACAAAATGTTAGAGCAAACTAACTTTGAAATTGACAATCCTAAGTTTGCTGAAGGAAAATTTACTTTTGATCCAGCTAGAAAAAATGTGCCAAAAAAATCTGAAGGAAAAGCCAAAGGCGGTAGAATAGGTTATAAACTAGGATCACCTAAAAAATCAAAATTAAAAAAAAT